CGTTTGTTTCCTTTAAACCCTCTTGCCCTGCCTCTTTGGTGGGGCTCTTTTTTTCATAGGTCATGGCATCTGTAAACCCCTCACGGTACGCATTGTGAACGGCCTCCATATGCCATAAAACCAACAAAACGGCCCCAACAATCAATAGAGCGGGGCGCAAGTTACATCCACCACAATATCGCGGGTCATACCGCCAACCTTGCGCTTACCGTAAATGACTACGGCTCTGGTTTTGGCAACCTGGCAATCCTGAATGGCCGTCACTACCTCAAGACGGCTCATAGAATGGACTTTTTCATCAACTATCAATTCCTGCTCAGGCATGGCGTTTTTGTCGGGCAAGATGCCGCAGCCACTTAAAAACAGTAAACAAACACCGGCTATGATCATTTTCATGGCCTCCTCCTAGAATGGGTTGTCATCGTTGATGTCACCCGCATATGCCCGTGAAGGGTATTTTCCGGCATTTTGAGGCGTTTGCGTTTGAGAATCGGGTTTGGACCCAGCAAACTCTAATTCGCCTACCCTAGCCCTTAAAGTAACGCCCTCGGTGCCATCGTGGCGCTTATAGGTTTCTACATGGGGCTCGGTCATGCTGACGAACAATAGCTGGCCTTTGGTAAGGTGCGGTCTTAATTTTTCGCATCTATCTCCCCACATGGTCCCGTTGACCCATTGGGTCGGTTGCTTACCATCAACCTTACGGCCATATGAGAACGCCAAGGACAAATCCATAACGGCTTTGCCGTCTGGCGTAAAGCGAACTTCTGGGTCATTGCCCAGGCGGGCTAATCCAATCATTAACATTAAAAACTCCCTTTATCAAAGTAATTCGATTCATCATTAAAAAACTCAAATAGTGCATCGCACTCGGCTAAGAACTTTTCGGCAGCTGCCTCAACCTCGGCCAACTCCTCTGGGGTCGGGACATATTTCTTAATAAATAAATCCTTACCCTCGCCCATACGCGGGTCGTAAGACACAAACCAGACATCCTTACCAGTACAAGCTGACTGCAAAAGCATCTGCGGTTTGTACTCCGGTGGGATAGCCTGATTAGCCACATACTTCATGTGTGTTTTAGTCTTGGGACATTTGACCTCGATCAAGCAGCCATCGGACACAAACCCGTCTGGGCTAACCCCACAATTGTCAATGCTTGGATGGTCAATAAAACCGACATCCTTAACCATTAAACCGGTAAGGGTCTCAAAGGCCTCTTTAGCGGCGGCCTCCTGCTCCACGCCCCATTGCATATCCGATGTCATATATTTATCGGCAAAGGTGTTGGTAATGCGCTCTGCCACAACCTCGTAACGCAGGTTTTCCCGCTCACTAGACTCTTTGCCAGACTTTAAGAAGTTCATGGCCGCAGCCATCCTAGAACCGGTCAGCTTACCCAGGCGGTCATTCCACCAGGTTCCGTCTTGTTGGAATGGATTTGGTTCACGCATTTTGATCTCCTTTTAATTTGGTGTGATGTTTAGCTGCAAAGTCCCGCACCATTTCGCGCTCGTCTGCTGCTAATGTTTTCCATGTTGCGGTCAGCTGGTCGGTTGATGTGGCTGCCGTAATCAAGGCCTCAATCTCTGCCTTAGTGCGGGTAGATTTAGGTTTTACTGGGCGCGATGCTTGGTTGCCGTCATCGTCCTCTGGAGCGATACCGCAAGCTGCCTGGAGCGAATACCGGCGGGCGTAGGTCATTGCTGACCCGTAACCTTGTGCATCCTGTTTGGTAGCTGGCACATGGAGTTTGCCACCCGAAATCATTTCGCCAGACTCATGAATAAAAATGGTCTCGATAATGATTCCATCGGCGCAGTCGTGCGAATGTTGAACTAAAGCAATACCGTTGTCGTTTAAGGCATCAATCACGGCCTCAACGCAAGCTGCCAAGTCGGCATACCTTGATTTGAAGTGTGGATTGGTGGACGATTTGAGCGCAGGTCCAAAGGCTTTTTGTGCCTTGACTAACGCGGTTGCTATTTTTTGCATATTCCCTCCGATTAAATAAATGCTAAAAGTAAACAAAATACTATTAAACCAACGGCAGCAAAGGCCTCCATCCAAGGAGATTCTTTTTTAGTAAACACATTGCGCTGCCACCTGTTTGCCTCAAAATTAGTTTTTCTCATTTTTTCTTTTTAAATACCTTTCATGTGTGTTTAATTCTGGTAACTCGTGATGTTTGGTTAAACCCTGCCAATGTATTTTTTTTCGATCATTAAAGTCCAACTCATTAATTTCTTTAGATTGAACCTTTTGTTTATAAGCATCTGGTTGTAAAGCTGCTGGTTTAATAGGCTTTGATTCACCGTCAACAAAATACCAAACACCATCTTCAAACCAGGCCTCTGTACAATTAAAAATGCCTAAAAGCAGAAGATATAAACCGTTTCTAACAGGCTTAACTGCGTAAGAAATTGGTTCTGTTGTTGGGTAATCTGGGTCATCTCGTAAATTAAAATATGTGTTTGTAATTCCCATCATGCCCTCCAACTTTTGCGTGGTACTGACATCAAGCGATAAACTGCGTAACGCACACCAGACGGCTCTTTGACCATGTCTGTAACAATGTCCCAACCCTCGGCCTTGAGGTCAAAAATAATGTCAGCTAGGCGTGTGGCGTGGTAGCGCTCGATTGCCTCCCAGCTGGTTATTTTTCTTTTTTTAATTAAATGCTGCGCTACTTGGTTAATTTTGGTGTCTTTCATAATTCCTCCACGGTTATTTTGTAATGACGGCCATTGCAATCCACAACAAACAAATGCTTTTTAGTGCTAAGAAACTGACCCTCTGGGCCTAAATCCCAATGAATGCGACCTGTTCCATAAACAATATCTAATGGATCAGGTGCGTTTAGGGCTCTTTTGGTTATGTGAGCGATGTAGTCGCAGTAAGCTGGCTGCGCCTGTTGCTCTTGATTCTGCAACTGCTGGTGGTAATGTAAGTCTTGTAAATCGTCCATTTCTTCTCTCCGAGTGATGGGGCCGAAGCCCCGGTTGTTTAAATTGGTGTTATGTCTAAATTAGATTTTTGTGCCAAAACTTCTCTAAGTTTTTTCATTTGATCAATGACTTTGTTTTGCTCTGATTCAGTAGCATCATCAATCTCACGATCCTTATTTTTAATTGCATGGTACAAGGCATCGATTGCAACTGCGTATGCATATTCTTTTGGTGTAAATCCGTTTTTCATTTTTTCTCTCCGATAAATGGGGCCGTAGCCCCGTTAATTAATTCCAAGCGTGAACTGATTTAAAACCAATTGGTGCAACAAAAACTGCGTGACCCGTTTCGTCAACGATTACATCGCCAACTGACAGGGAATGCATTTCGTCAATTCTTTTGATGTCTGGGTGGTTTCCCATGTTACCAATACGAAACACATCGTTTAATGAACCAGCTTTGATTTCAGCAACTGGCTTGTACAAATCTTGAGCAGTCAAAATTGCTTTTACAGTTGGGTGAAATGTTGTATCGAGATATGTCTCGCGATGAGCAGCGTATTGTTCGTCTGACAAGTTGATTTGGTGTACTGTGTATTTCATTTTTCTCTCCGATTTTGTTGCCCGATCAAATGACCGTAAATGAATAGTAAACTGTTTATTTACTGTTTGCAACCGATTTATGCGTTTTTTTATCAAAATTAGGGAAAATACCTATAAAACTAGGGTAAACCACTATAAAAATGCACAATAAATGACAATAAGTCTGCACAAAAATGACAATAAATGCCCAATAAATGCTTAATAACTGCGTAATAAATGCTTATTACCTATTAACCACGGTTGAACTAGGGTTAAACCATGGTTAAAAAAACCAGACTTTTTTAAATAAAACCATGGTAATATTAAGGGGTCAGCAAGGTGGCACTTGTTGGAATCTCTTAGACAGGAAACCCCGTATTTTTCGGTGGTGCGAAAGATGCTTGGAATTGGTCATTTCCTGTAAGAGGACTTATTCCAAGGATGCCCTGCCAGGCCGCACCACCCAAGAGTTTGGGGTTTTTTATTGCCTGCTGACCGTACTCCGAGCGTTATTAAGAGCCTAAATCGGCTGCGCGGAACAGTAGATACGGTATCGGCTCACCACCAGATTACCGGAGCAGCCTGTCAACGAGGGACTGCGGAACTA